GCTTTACCCCAATCTCGCTGTACTACACAACTACGGCTGCGGCAACACCGTCTTCTGCCAACCTTGTTGCTGGCGAGTTGGCGCTTAACACGGTTGACGAAAAGTTGTACTTTAAAAACTCCGCAGGTACTGTCAAGTTGCTTGCAAGTAGCGCGGCCACAACGCCAGTTACAACAGTTTCATTTGGCACTACAGGTTTGACACCGTCGTCTGCTACTTCTGGGGCTGTGACGGTTGCCGGAGTTCTTGCAATTGCAAACGGCGGCACGGGGAACGGAACTGGAACCGCAACAGTAAACGCAAACTTGACTGGCGCAGTCACATCCGTTGGAAATGCTACCTCGCTGGGTTCGTTTACCTCTGCCCAGTTGCTTGCGGCTCTGACCAACGAGACAGGCACTGGCGTTGCAGTGTTCGGAACTTCACCCGCAATCACCACCAGCTTGACCACTGCATCTACTACATTTGCACTGCTCAACACCGCCGCAACCACAATCAATTTTGGCGGTGCAGCCACCACAGTAAACATTGGTGCAGCCACTGGCACGATGACCGTAGCCAACACCACCCTTGCAGCCAAGGCCATCACTGCATCCACCACGCTGGGCGTGACAGGCGTATCTACATTGACTGGGGGCGCTCTTGTTCAAGGTTTGACTGTTGGGTTGGGCGGTAGTGCGGTAGCTACCAATACTGCGATTGGCATCCGAGTCCTAGAGACTAACACTTCTGGCGTTTCTAATACTGGAGTAGGTAAGGACGCGTTAGCCAATAATAATACGGGCAGTTATAATACTGGGGTAGGGCTTGTTGCGTTATTTAGCAACGTCGTAGGCACAAACAATGTTGCGGTGGGAGATGCTGCACTATTCCAAAACACCGGAAGTTTTAATACTGCATGCGGAAGTGGAGCACTTGCCACAACCACTACAGGCAGCAATAATACTGCAATTGGATATTATGCAGGCGTTGCAATCACAACAGGCTCTAACAACGTAGTCGTCGGCGGCTATGACGGTAGCGCCGCACCAATCTCCTCAACCGGCAGCAACTGGATTGTCTTGAGTGATGGCGCAGGCAATGTGCGACAAGCCATGGACTCCGCAGGCAATGCGCAGTTTCTTTCGGGCGCTGTGGTGGTGTACGCCCCTGCCCCGGCAAGTTTTTCTACCACTGCAACGCTGACCGCCGCTAACTTGCAGACTCAGATTATTGTCACAACAGGCGTTGCGTACACATTAACCATGCCTACAGGGTCTACTTTGGACACTTTAATTAGCTGGTCAGGCGATGACCTTGGGTTTGATTTTTCAATAGTTAATACCGCATCCGGTACGGTTACGATGGCGGTCAATACCGGGGTTACAAACATCGGTACTCTTACGGTGTTAACCGGCATTTCTGCCCGGTTCCGTATTCGCCGCACCTCAGTTAGCAATTACATTTTGTATCGCATTGGCTAAAGGATTTATATGAGTGATATTGACATCCGGTTGACAAGCCATGAGGCCGTTTGTGCAGAACGGTATGCACAGATCAATGCGAGGCTCAAGAGGCTTGAGGGTGTGATTATGAAGACTACTGGCGTCTTGATTGTCTCCATGGCATCCATCGTCTACGCCTCTCTGACCTTTGGACGTTGATGTGGAATAAGACAGACAAATGATTGATGTAACCAAAGCCATTGGAGCAGTCGCAGCCAGCATTGCAGCCATTGGCGGCGGGTACACGCTTGCAGACAAGTTTGGTTGGTTTGACCGGGCTATCCTTGAATGGTCACCAGAGCATTTTAAGATTGTTGCCGAAGCCGGGAAGCCTATCAATGTGACAGTGGCGCGGATTAAAAAGCGGGATGATTGCTCGGTGGAGAGTTTTACGCCAAGCATCCGTGACGCCGCAGGCATGGTGCATGAGGCAACAACAACGGCAAGTAAGTTCAGCGGCCCCGCTGGGCCAACAATTGACACGTTTACATACCAACTCACGATGGTGAGAAAAGAGAAGATTGCACCCGGCACAGCCACACTGCTGGCAACGATTAAGTACAAATGCCCCGAGGGGGAGCGCGTTGTGCAGTACCCCCGCCATGCAAACCTGAGTTTTGACTTAAAGGGCTGATTATGATTACTCTGATTACTACACTGGTCAGCTTTCTTGCCGGTGGTTTACCCAAGCTGTTGGGTTTCTTTCAAGACCGTGCGGACAAAAGCCACGAGATGGCAATGGCTCGCCTCCAGACTGAGCGGGAACTGGAACTTCGCAAGGCAGGTTTTGAAGCCCAGCAACGGGTGGAAGAGATCAGGGTAGAGGGCCAGATGATTGAGGCCGCATCAGCAGAGCGCAGCGCCCTGTACGCTCACGACATAGCTATTGGTCAAGGTGCAAGCCAGTGGATGGTGAATCTCCGTGCTGGTGTTCGTCCCCTTATCACCTATGGCCTGTTCCTGTTGCTGGTGTTTGTTGACGTTGCTGGGTTTGTCTACGCTTGGCAGCACGGTGTAGATTTCCAGATCATGCTGGACAACATCTGGGATGACGAAACTCAGATCATCTGGGCCAGCGTCATTTCTTTCTGGTTTGGAAGCCAAGCGTTCAGCAAGAAATGAAAGTCTCTGCGCGATGCATGGAGATGATCAAACATCACGAGGGTGTGCGGTTTAAACCTTACCGTTGCCCAGCGCGTCTTTGGACTGTAGGAGTTGGTCATGTTTTATACCCCGATCAAGGTCGTTTACCTCTGGATCAGAGAGACGCTTACCCGCTTAAAGCGGAAGATAACCGCGTATTTTCAGGAGCCGAAGTAGATGGAATCCTTAGTGCTGATCTCCGCCGATTTGAGGTTGGGGTCGCCAAACTTTTTCCTGTGGTGCTTACCCAAGGTCAAAACGACGCTCTTGTCAGCTTTGCTTTTAATCTCGGTTTGGGCGGCGTACAGCGATCAACCCTCCGTCAGAAGGTTCTTCGGGGTGAGATTGAAGCGGCGGCAGACGAGTTCTTGAAGTTTACACGGGGCGGGGGTAAAATCCTTCCGGGGCTAGTCAAACGCCGCAATGACGAACGCGCCCTGTTTCTGTCTTAGCAATTTAACGTCGGATAACGGAGAACAAAATGACGGTCGCCGCAACCATGACGTATGACAGTTTGGTCAATGACATCCAGACCTATCTGGAACGCACAGATGCCCAGACTTTAGACAAAATTCCGCAGTTCATCATGCTGGCAGAGCAGATAATTGCGGCTGAGATCAAATTTCTTGGCAACCTGACTGTGGCCACAAGCACTATGGTTGCGTCCGAGAACGTAATTCCCAAGCCGGCACGCTGGCGCAAGACTGTTTCAATGAACGTTACCGTAGCAGGCAAGCGCAAACCTGTGCTGCTCCGCACCTACGAGTACATTCGAGAGTATTGGCCAGAAGCGGCCAGCACTGACGTTCCGCTGTATTTTTGCGACTACGACTACGAGCACTGGTTGGTAGGTCCCACTCCAACACTGGCTTACTCATACGAGGTTCTGTATTACGAGCGCGTGCAACCCTTGGACTCATCAAACCAATCAAGCTGGTTTACCCAGTACGCCCCACAGGCGCTGCTGTATGGCACTTTGCTGCAAGCCATGCCGTTCCTCAAGAATGACGAGCGCATGCCTATGTGGCAAAGCAATTACGACAAAATCATTGAAGTCCTGAAGACGGAGAACGTCATCCGTGCCGCTGATCGTCAGGCAATTGTGAGGGATTCATAATGAGTTTTAATTCGCCATTTACCGGCCAAGTAATCCAGCCGACCGACGTTTCTTACCGAGACATTACGCTTTCCGCAGACAGCACCCTGTCGTGGCCAATCAACGGCAGCGTCACGGACAACGCCGCAGCGCGGATCATGGATGTCACGTCGCTCTCCAGCGGCCTAGTGCTTGCTAGCGTCATTGTTACGGGCACGGGCGGGGAGTGCTCTTGCACCACAACTCCCAGCCTGTTTGTTGGCCAAGCCGTTGTTGTCACTGGGGTTCTTACTGGCACAGCAACAGGCCTTGTCAGCGGCACCACCTACTACATCATTCTTACCAATGGCACGACAACCTTCACCCTGTCGGCTACTTTAGGCGGATTGGCGGTGGCCACTACGGCCGGCACAACTACCGGCCTGACTTTTACGCTTGACTCGTTCACCTTAGACATGCCGCCTGCAAATCAGGCGTCTGTTGGCATTGACGCCTTGTTCCGCAATGTTGGCTCCTACAGCTTTGATGTCAGGGACTACGACGGGGCCACAATCGTCACCATTGCGGCAGGCGAGGCCAAGTACATCTACCTGACCGACAACGCCACTGAGGCCGGCACATGGGGCCTGATTGCCTTTGGCGTGGGCACATCCAATGTTGATGCAGCCACCCTTGCTGGATTTGGTCTGAAGGCCATCTCCAACACCTTGAACGCTGCCAATGAGGTTAACACCTTTGCGTCAAACTACACTGCGGTGGCCACAGACCGTGCATCAACCTACGTTTGGACCGGCGGCGCGGGTTCCCTAACTTTGACATCAGCCGTCACACTGGGAAATGACTGGTACATGATGGTCCGCAATGGTGGAACTGGCACGTTGACCATTGCTCCATCTGGCGGTATTCTGATAAACGGCGCTGCAACTATTGCATTGCAACCTGCTGACTCTTGCGTGCTTTGCTGTTCTGGCGTAGCCTTCTTCACAGTTGGTTTGGGCCGTAATGTTCAGTTTAATTTTACCCAGCTCACCAAAGCTGTGGTGTCTGGCAGCTACACCCTAACAGCAGCCGAGGCCGCCAACACAATTCAAAAGTACACCGGCACCCTGACAGGCAACGTGACTGTGGTTTTGCCCCAAACCGTTCAGGTGTACTACATCACAAACCAGACCAATGGCGGAGGCCCCGGCTATCAAATTACCTTCACCACAGGCGGCGGCGGGTCCACGGCGGTAATCCCCGCCAGCCAGCAGGTAATTTTGCTGTGCGACTCAATTAACTTGCTCAACGCCTCAACGATCGCCGCCGGTGCGTCAAGTGTGTCTTTGGTGGACGGCTCGGTGGGCGCTCCGGGGCTAAACTTTTCTTCAGAGACCTCAACGGGCATCTACCGGCCCGGCTCTGGTGAGTTTGGTATTGCAATCTTGGGCGTCAAGCTGTTTGGTTTAACGGCTACAGGGCTGAATATTCCCGGCACCGGCAACTTTACTGGGGGTGTTCAGGGCGGAGTTTTCTGATGGCAACCAAGGTTTTTACCCTTGACACAAAGCCGGGCATTCAACGCGACGGCACGGTCTTTGACAAAGTTTTTTACACCGATGGCGAGTGGGTGCGTTTTCAACGCGGCCGTCCCCGCAAGATTGGCGGATTCCGCGTCATTTCAAATCAACTCACAGGCCCCTCTCGTGGGATTTGGGTAAACCCGCAGAACGGCTTTACCTCAATTTTTAGCGGCTACAACGACGGCTTGCAAGTCCTGACCATTGACAACAACGGTATTGGCGCTGGGGCTGTAGATTTTACGTTGGCCAACTTTACGGCTTCAAATTTGAACTTGTGGCAATTTGATGGGTTTTATGACGTTGGTGGAAATGGCATTCAGTCGCTTGTGGCCCACCCCGGTCTGAACCTTGACTCAATCAGCAATGACGTTGATACGCCTGTGCTGATTGGCGATATCAATAGCACGACCATGTCCAGAATTGGAATTTTTACTGATGCCAACGCCTACATAAACAGCACAACATCCGTCACCATATCTGAAACAAACACCTTGATTGGCGCTGGCCAGACTGTTACCGGCACAAACATACCTTCCGGAACAACAGTTGTTTCAAGCAATCTTGAGTCGCCCAATTTAAGCACGGTCGCAGTGACGGGAACAAGCGGAACTTTTTCTTGTGCGTCAACCTCAGGCCTTTACATTAACCAAACAGTTACTGTTTCAGGGTCGCTGCCAAAAGAAATTTTGTCCACGGTTGCGGTAACTGGGACGGGCGGTACATTTTCTTGCGCCGCAACCAATGGCTTGTACAACGGTCAGGAAGTTGTCGTGTCCGGGGCGCTGCTTAACACCACCTTGGCGAGTGTTGCAATCACAAGCTCAAGCGGTGCTTTTTCTTGCACAGCTACAACTGGCCTTGCGGTAGGTCAGCCGGTAGTTGTTTCTGGATCAATAAGCACAAACACACTTGCAGGTGTTGCAATCACAAGCGTAAATGGCGCTTTTTCTTGCACCGCAACAACTGGACTCTACATAGGCCAGCCAATTACCGTGGGCGGCACACCTACTCCATCAACAGTTGCTGGTGTTGCCGTTACTGGAACTGCGGGTCAGTGCTCCTGCACAGCTACAACTGGCCTGTACATTGGCCAGCCAGTTTTTGTTTCTGGCACGCTTACTGGAACGTCAACTGGTATCAATGGCAACAGGTTTTATTTCATTATTGCCACCGATGGGACATCAACATTTACGTTGTCAGCGGCGTTGTTCGGCACAGCCTTGACAACAACGGCAGGCACAACCACTGGGCTAACATTTACGGCAATATTGTCAAGCGGTGTCACAGCAGGCATCACTTATTACATTATTGCAACCAACGGGACATCAACATTTACGTTGGCGTCTTCAATAAATGGGGAGGCAATAGCAACAAATATTGTCACCTTGGCGGGACTGACGTTCACTGGGCCAAATGGAACAGGACTTGTTTCAGGAGCAACTTATTACATTTCCGCCACGAACGGCACAACAACCTTTTCTTTGGCTGCCACTTCTGGTGGATCTTCAATAACAAACACCTTTGGTGCAACTACTGGATTGACATTTGTTACAACACCATTCCCGGGAGTTATAACCGGGACAACGTACTTCATTATTGCAACCAATGGCACGTCAACATTTACTTTGTCTGCTACCTCTGGTGGATCAGCGATTACAACAATAGTAACCAGCACTAACAATTTGGTGTTTACTATACAAAGATACATTGGTCTTTCTGCTGGAAGCACTTACTACGTTATTGCCACGAACTATTCAACAACATTTACGTTGTCTGCAACTTCTGGTGGAGGCGCGGTATCCACAATTGTTGCGCCAACAACTGGGTTTGTTTTTACGCTTGGTTCCTATCAAAAAGTTGTGTTGTCCGCTGCGGCCACATCAAGCGGCCCGGTAACTTTGACTTTTGACAACAACATTGAAGTGTCTGGCGGTGTTGTCTCCCTGCACCCTTACCTGTTCGTGTATGGTAACAACGGGCTGATTCAGAACTGCTCGGCCGGCAACCCTAGCGACTGGGTCTCTGCCGACGCTAATGCGGTCAACGTAGCCTCTGGCAAGATTGTCCAAGGGCTACCCGTCAGGGGCGGCTCAAACGCGCCCTCTGGCCTGTTCTGGAGCCTTGACAGCCTCATCCGCGTGTCATTCATTGGCGGGACAGGGACGCCTGCTCAGTACTGGCGCTACGACATCATCAGCAGCCAGTCCTCCATCCTGTCTTCTCAGTCGGCCATTGAGTACGACGGCGTTTATTACTGGTGCGGCGTTGACCGCTTCCTGCTGTACAACGGGGTGGTCAAGGAGATCCCCAACAGCATGAACCAGAACTACTTCTTTGACAATCTGAACTACGACCAGCGTCAGAAAGTTTGGGCAACAAAGGTTCCTCGTTTTGGTGAGATCTGGTGGTTTTATCCGCGTGGTGAGGCAACCGAGTGTACTGACGCCGTTATCTACAACGTGCGCGAGAACACTTGGTACGATGCCGGCGAGGCCCGAGGTGCCCAGCGCTCTGCCGGGTACTTTTCGCAAGTGTTCGCCTTTCCCGTGGCCGCTGACTGGCATGCCAGCGAGTCTGAGCTTGTGTTTACAGACACTTTCAACGAGGTGTCTGGTAGCGTTTTCTTGTACAGCGACACCTACAACTTGCAGGTTGCGCTCAATCAGGTTATTGCTGGCACCAATATTCCCACAAGTACGACCGTGGTGGCCATTACGACCAGCAACATCAAGGCGCTTGGGGCAATCACCCCGGGCGCTGGCTACGTCAATGCAACCTACACCAACGTAACCCTCACAGGAGGGTCAGGACTGGGCGCTAAGGCCACAATCGTCGTTGCCGGGGGGGTAGTGACCACCGTAACCCTTACGTCCAGAGGGGCGAGTTATGTCATCGGCAACGTGTTGAGCGCCACGGCGGCTAGTTTGGGCGGCGCGGGGGCTGGGTTTGCCATCTCGGTCACGGCAATTTATCTTCAAGCCATTCAAATGTCAGCGGCGGCTACAAGCACTGCTTCGGAGGAATTGACTTTTTCAACCCCGCCTGACCTGATTGCCATGTACCAACACGAAATTGGCACCGACGAAGTTGATGGCCAGAACGTGCAGTCCATCCTCAGCTCGTTTGAGACCAACGACCTTGGTTGGGTCTCTGGCGGCCCGTCCCAGTTGGCCACAGAAGGCGTAAACCGCTGGATCCGACTTGATCGGATTGAACCGGATTTCATCCAATCTGGTGAAATGTCGGTCATTGTGACCGGACGGCCATTTGCGCAGGGCGAGGACAAGGAGTCCGACCCATACGTTTTTGGACCCAACAACGGAAAAATTGACATGCGCGAACAACGCCGGGAGTTGCGTCTTAAATTCACATCTAACGTGGCCGGCGGAAATTACCAGCTTGGCAAAGTCTTGCTCAGTGCCGAGATCGGCGACGTGAGGCCATATGGCCCTTAACCCTGCGCTGATCTACGACCCCCGCTACAGCACGTTTGAGTCGTGGGCAAGCCTCATGTGCGAGCTGTACGGGGCCCAGAATCTTCAGATTCCCGATGGCCAGACGGACTGGAGGCTGTGGGGCAATGGCCTGAACGCAATTGACGTTTTTGCAAACGAGGCCACGCCCCGCACGGATCAGTACGACAATTGGTTTGATTGGGCCGAGGCCATGGTGGCGGCGGTCAACCCAGCAACGCAAACAACATGAACGGGTTTGGCGATTTATGAATATTTTGGAGTACCGTCGCAAAGCTTTGGGATATACCTATCGTGCGAACGAAGCAGAGGAGGCAATTCGGCGGATGTACATAGAGGAGCTTGGAAGAGAGCCTGATCCCGGTGGATTGGCGTACTTTGCCCAACAATTTGGTACAGATGTTAGTTCAGATGAACTAAACGCCTTTAGGAACATGGCGGGTGAAGAATATACCAATGCAGCAAATGAAGCAATTCGGCGGATGTACATAGAGGAGCTTAAAAGAGAGCCTGACCCCGGTGGATTGGCATACTTTACCCAACAATTTGGTTCAAATGTTAGTGCAGATGAATTAAAAGCCTTTAGGAACATAGCGGGTGAAGAATATACCAATGCTAATCCTGCACCAACTCCTACCCCAACTCCGACCCCTACCCCTACTCCTACCCCTACTCCTACCCCTACTCCTACCCCTACTCCTACCCCTACTCCTACCCCTACCCCGACCCCTACCCCTACCCCTACTCCTACTACTGCTCCTACTACTGCTCCCGCTGCCACCACACAAAGTATCCAAGCACAAATTGCGGCCTCGCTTGGGGTGCCTGTTGGCAGTGTAGACATACGGTACGGGACAAAACTTGGTGGGCGAGACGACAACACTGAGGTACAAGACACATCTAACGTCATCGGTTTTGCAGTTAAACACAGCCCAGAACTTGGGTCATTATTTGATCCTACTGGGAATACAACAGGTTATTACATCCCCAAAAATCCCTCAACTATGGGGGAGCAATTTCTTGATTCACTGGAAGATGTTGCCAAAGTAGCTTTAGTCGCCTCCGCTGCGTACTACGGCATACCTTGGCTGTTAAATGCTGGTGCAGCGGCAGCGGGTGGGGTGGGTACTACTCTGGCGGCTACTACTGGTGCTGCTGCGTCAGGTTTTACCGTCTCAGGGTTACTTGCCGCCCCCGGATATACGATTGGCACTGCATTGGGGATCACTAACGCCACCGCTGCAACGCTTGCTGGCAATATTATTATTCAAACCGCCACCAACGGCGGGGATGTAGGCGAAGCCATAAAAGGCGCTGTGCTGTCTGCCGGTTTAAACTTTGTAGGGTCTAACGTATCTGGCGCTGTAAACAGTGCGTTACAAGGTGTTGACCTTCCAGCTTTTGTCAAATCAGGAATAACGCAAGGCGTCACCAATGTTGTAAGCTCGGGGTTAACTGGTCAAAATCCCCTAAATGCATTGGCTGGCGCTGCGATCGGAACAGCAATAAGTGGCATTACCAATGCTATGCCGGGCTTTAGCCAACTACCGCCAGCAGCCCAAAACGTAGCCAGAGCCTCGATTTCAGCAGCGTTAACGGGCAGAGACATTACCAATGCAGCTCTGAATGCCGCGCTTGCAGAAGGCAAAAAAGCTGCTGCCAATTTTATTGACACTGCAACGGGTTTGACCCCAGACGTAAAAGCGATCGCCGACGCCTACAGGGACCCAAGTCGCGCCCTTGATGTAGTTCAAACCTCGGCAAATCCCCCCGCCGCGCAAGGTGCTGTTGCACAGCTCTATCGGGATATTGTTGGCAGGGAGCCAGATCCGGCCGCATTAGATTTCTGGCAAACCGCGTTTGGGCCGAGCGTAGAGCAAAGCGAAATTGACTCATTTGCCAAAACAGTAAGGCAAACAGAACCAAACATAGATGTTGTTGGTAACCTGCAACGCGCCGGCTTAACAGAAACTACTCCAGTTACAGGATCAAATGTAACTGGGACTGCGCTTCCTCCTTTAAGTGGCACAAACGTAACGCCTACCATAGGCGGGGCCGCAGACGGCAGTACAGGAACAACTTATGTTACCCCTACCCAAGGGGGCGCGGCAGACGGCAGCACCGGAACAAGTTACGTAACGCCAACTGTAGGCGGTGCAGTGGACGGTAGCACCGGGACTGTGGTAACGCCTACTCCTGTTGATGCAGGTGGCGGCACAAATATAACCACTAATCAAGCTACGCAACTTAAAGACGGTAGTGGTTCCGCACTTAAATTAACAGATGCAGAAATTGATTCTTTAGTTGCCAAACAACTGGTATTTGATGGCGGGGACTACAACACCAAACAAGATGCAGCCAATGCCGCACGTCTTGCTGGCTACACGCAATTTGACTACGACAACAGCGTCTATAGCATGACGGGTGATGGGCCCACTGAAAAAGATGTTT